TAGGAATAAAGCTGTACTGTTGATCACAACCGGTGGAACTATTGAACAACCGTTGTATGACTGTATTCTCACACCGATAGTCGATGGTGTTAACACTCTGTCTTGACCTTCAGTCATTATCCACTCACCACCAGATGTCAATAGTATCAACGAGTCGAGTGGTAGAAGGTGGCGTATCTCATTCACTTGCTGTGCTGCAATGGTGAATGTAACAGCATCATCATCACGTGCAGGGTTAGATGTACGCAATGAATTAAAATTATTTACTTGAGTCGTGTATGTAACTTGTGGTTCATTATTAGTATTAGCGAATACTTGACGTTGTTGGTAATAAGTCACAGCAGATGGTTTATTGTCAGTACCGTTGAATGGTTGACGATCCTGTGGTGGTGCATCACTTGTTATCGGTGCGATGTTGTAATCATCAAATGAATTATTATTAGAATCACCGATCCACCCGTAAATGCTTGTACCCACTGAAGGGTCTTTATAGACACGGTAATATTCAGCTTCAGGCACAGTGTCCCATGTTAATCTGACACCACCTGTCTGTGATAATGATTTAACAGTCAAACTGGTTTCAGCAGATGCTAATGACTCAGTACCTGCTGCATCAACTGCTGTCACAACATAAGTGTAAGTTTTATCAAAGTCACCGAAACCATCACCGATAGTGGTAGCACCGTTTTGTCTGTCAGCAGTACCATCTGATACATAAGCAGTATGGGCAGTTGAGTCTTCACCGTTGAGTTCAAATGTATCAGGTGTTAACACTGTTATGATGAATGAGCGACCATTGACCTCAGTCATACCCACCACACCTGCGATGTCAATCAGATTACCTGTGACATAACCATGAGCAACAGCAGTTACAACAGCAGGGTTAGCTTGAGTAATACCAGTGATAACTTTAGATATAGCACCTGAACTGAATACTGGTGCGTCAACAGTTGTTGAATAATCAATTGTTGTCAACGTCCAGTTATCATCAGCTAAACGGTTAAGGTTCGCAGGGTCATGGTCAGGGTGAACAATGGTCATCACATCAGCATTCTGTGTGAAACCTAAACGTGGTAACTGTGCTTCAGTGTAAGGTGTAGCAAGTTCAAATATTGCAGGACCTCCACCAGCTAATACAAAACCACCGTCTTTGATCACACGAACTTTTAAATGCTCAAACACCAACATGTAAGTTTGTTCAGTGTTAAAGCTAAATGGGATTAATCGACCGACTTTAGATGAGTCATCAAGTTCACCGACGAAACGTAAACCAGGGCGTGAGTAAACACCGCCTTGTGCACGCACAAAGAAGTTCTCACATAAATGTAAACCTGTCGCGTACTTCGTTAAGTCAGCACGCGACTGTAATGCTGGCGCAATCTCACCAGATGTAAAACTACGCTGAATAAGTTGTGGCATCTCTTAATTCCTAATTGTAACAAAATCACTCTCACTAGGCATAAGATACTGGTCATTCATGTCAGTAGCCATAGCAGATGCAAGGTATTGACGATAAAGCTGTAATGAATCATTACGCAATGCACGACCTAACTCAGCACCGACAATAGGTATTGCAAGTTCAGATGACAACAAGTGTGACAGTGCCATGATGAAGTCATCACTGAATAAATTAGGATCAGTAACCTTTGATGCAAAGTCAATGCGTAACTCAGGTTGATCTGAACCAATCACCTTACTGTCATCAAAATTGAATACCTCATAAGGTATCTGACGACGTAAATCTTTCAACGGTATAACACGACTGTCTAACAATCGAGATGCTACATTAGCACTACCAGATGGTAACTCTTCAAAAGCACCCACCAAACGGTGAATCTTCAAACAGTCAGTAGGGTATGAATACGCATAAGCCCAGTTAAATATCTCAGTAGTAACAGATGCTAATGCTCGAATCTTGTGGTTAAACTGCCACGGTATTTCACGCAAACACCGATCACGTAGGATTGAATATTTCAACTTACACAACTGAGCTTGAATACTGCTCTCAGTAAATGAGTTGATACTACCTGCACGAATGTTACTTAATGCTAGGTTACATATTTCAACTTCAGAAGCCATGTTCCACCTCGATTATGATTTAGGACCATAAAGCTGCTCAATACGATCACCGGTTTCACGTTGCAGTTTAATAGTGGTGAGTTGAATACCGATACTCTTGTCAGAGTGTTCAGCAGTGCTGTGTTCAGATTTACGCTCTACGAATGCAAACCCACGAACTTCAACGATGTCACCGACTGCTAAGTTCTCAATACCTAACTCTTCAATCAGGTCATTGTCGAAACTTAAACTTGTACCATACGGGTAATGTTCACCATCAGAACAGCAAACCATACCATCAGACTCGTGTGATTGTTTCTTAATCTTTACTTGATCTTCAGGCATGACACACCTCTACAATGTTTCAACAGTGTCGGCTTGAGTAGACTCACCTTCACCAAGAAATGAAGCGTCAGCGATGTCTTTCTTATCATCTTCAGCTTTCTTTTTAGCAGCGTTTGCAGCTTTAGTTTCAGCAGCTTTACGAGCTTTCGCTTGTGCAGGTGTTTCACTTTTAATAGCTTCAAGCCACGATGGTACTTGTTCTTTGTTGTTCTTTTTAGGGAACGGTTTTTCAGTGTGTAACATATTACGTTTCCCATCAGGGTCGTAAATCTTACCGTTGAAAAAACCTTTACTTTTAACTTTATAACTAGGCATGTCAGCTCTCCAAAGTCATTGAATGAAACTGGGGACCGAAGTCCCCAATCTAATTAAGCACCAGTGACGTTAGTCTGGTTACCCATTGAGATACCAGCAGTCACCTTACCAGTGGTAGGTGGTGTACCGGCAACCACGTATTCAATACCTAAGTATCGTTCAGTAAGCTCGTTCGGTAACACTTCAAGTACCATCTGTTTACCAGCAACCAATTCAGCAAGTGGAATGGTTTCACTGATTACAGAAGTACCTAACGCAGTGGTTGCACCAGTGCTGATGATAACTTCTAAGCTAGTCAGAGTGTTAAAATCTTCAGTAACCTGAATCAATACTGGGATTTTATTCCCTTTACCAATGTCTTGATTCAATGATGCAACTGCACCAAACGGTGTACCTGGTACGCCTAAGTCGATGACATTAGTTGAGTCAGCAGAAGCTGTGATCGCCTGGTCATCTGAGAACAATTGTTGTGCAGATAAAATCATGATGATTCTCCTAAATTAATTAAAAGGTTGAGTGGTATTAAACCACTCGTGCTTCAGTGTTAAGAACTGCATCACTTTCACGGATAGGAATACCACGGTATGTAGTAACTTCCTTACCTTCAATCTCAGTCGTTCTCAAACGAATGAAACTATCAGATGCACCAGCGTTAGTAGCTAAAGCATCAAGTGCTTCAAGTACGTCACGGTTACAGTAGATAGCCATTTTACCACCAGCTACGCGACGGCTCTGCAACTTATAATAAGCTTTACGCATGAAGTCGTACAATGCAACTGAACCAGCAGCCATGTCACTAACGTCAATGTTTGCAACACGTGAAACATAACGCCAATCTTTAACAGCAAGACCCACGTGCCATGTGAATTTTTCTTCCTTGGCATAGTAAGCGTTACCAGCACCATCTGTGACACGTTGCTCACCCATGTCTTCACGCTGAACACCAGCTTGAGTACCTTTAGGGTAAATCAAGTTACACTGGTTATCACCCCAGGTAACAAACCAGATAGACGTGTTGTCTGAACCAGTACCACCAGCATCGATAATCTGACCACCGTTAGCAGCAGACAAGTCGTTGAAGCGTGGTGCAAGACCCATGAACTCTTCAGGATCTGATGCAGTATCACCGTAGAATACTTTCGAACCTACTTCATTTGACATTGCTTCAAGATACGCTTGAGCTTCAGATAAACGTACAGCACCTTCATTGGTAGACAAATCAAGTAAACGTTTATCGACGGTACTTAGACCTTCAACGAAACCAGTTGTGTCTTCAACTTGTGCAGTGCGACCTTTGCTGTTTGGAATACCAGCATATAATTTACCCCATGTAACAGAAGGTAAACCA